GCCAAATCGTTCTGGTCATTCTCCCCACGCTGTTTACGTTTACGTTGATTGGTCATTTTAGACTTTGACTTTTGACGTTGTTTAACCATATTGTTGTTAATTGGATTCTGAAACAATATTAATCCCAGGACACAGCTCGAGCTCACTCCGCTCGATCACTGTTGTTTCTAGGTCATCAATAACAACTTTGGTAAAGAACCGCTCCATAGCGACCTGTTCATCGGGTAATACTCCGAATGCGTAATAAAACGACACCCGAGCGTTAGCATTCACTACTCCTACTGCTAACCCCTGCGCTAAAAACGCTTGTGAACGGTTCTTAAAAACCTCATTAAACATACCGCTGGTACACGAAGTGCCATTGCGGTTGTATATATCGTAGAACTGACTGAGGACAGGTACACCTGCAGCCAATTTAGCACCACACGTACCAACAGCAGCCATCCACTTCCTGAATGTCTGGTCCTTTGGCACTGTTATCATGCACATCGGATCCTTGATCAAACATGCGTTGAGGTTGCGCACCATGCGCCAACCAGTTGATAACTCGACGGGTCTGGTTTGACAGAATTCGATCTGTTCAAACTCGTCGACTGTGGGTTCTACAGTCATTGCAAATCCTTTCTTCTTGAACCACTTCGATAAAGTCTTTGAGAATTTGTGCTCATCAGCACGCTCCATAAAGACAACACAGTCATCACCATTGTTTGCTAACTCGACGGTCACGCCACAATTTTTGGCATGAACCCATACGAGGGCGCACATGATGATGCAATTTCCTAGGGAGGTGTTCAGATCCCCTGAACACCGCGTACCCTCCATTGTGAATTCTACCTTCCCATCCAATGCATACGCAACTCCTTTGTTCTTGAGTTGCCAATTCAACAATTTCTTCAACTCCTTGCTCCTGGGAAACAAGGAGGTGTAAAAAGAATGCTCATATTTAAGTGCTGGCACACTGACGTGCATGTCGAATTTACTGGCATCGAGGCCAATGGCAATGGGATCGTCAAAGACTCTCCACTTGTCTTGTAGAATTTGCGCGCTCCTGTCGGCATTAAAGCCCTTAATGACAGTAGCATGAGTGCGCGCTCCAAA